TCTGGTAAAACCTTATTAGCAACTCAAATTGCACTGGAATGTCTTTATTATAAAGAAGTTGATAAAATTATAATTACAAGACCAACCGTATCAAATGAAGATCTTGGGTTCTTACCTGGAAATATAAAAGAAAAAATGGATCCATGGTTATCTCCTATTCATGCAAACATGGCAATGTTATCCGGTAAAGAAAAAGTTGATAAATTAATACAAGAAGATAAAATTGAAATCGCACCTATAAGTTTTCTACGTGGTAGAACATTTGTAAAGTCATGTGTAATAGTAGATGAATGTCAGAATGTAACTAAAGTACAATTAGAGATGATTCTTTCAAGACTTGGGGTTAATTCAAAAATGATTCTAACAGGTGATTCTGCACAAATTGACCTTAAAAATAAGAAAGATTCTGGATTACCATATTTATATAATATGAAAGATAGAATTAAAGGATTAGGGGTTTATGAATTGTTAACTAACCACCGCCATCCAATTGTTGATAGTATATTACAATATTTTGAAGATACAAAAACTGAGAAGTAAATGACAGAAATTCCAATTTGGCCGGGTTCATCTAGTTTTACAACTGGTAGTACGCCTTTTGGTTACTTTGATTCTGAGGCAAGTTTTCGAACAGACGCTGATAACGTTTCTGATTGGTGTGCTAAAAGACTTGGTTATCCACTAGTTGATATTGAATTACAGTCTGGAAACTTTTATGCTTGTTTTGAAGAAGCGGTAGCAGAATATTCAAATCACGTTAATCAATATAATATTCAACAAAATATGTTGAGTATTATGGGTTCAAAAACAGATTCAAATCTTACTCATAGAAATATTTCAACTGGTATGGGACCGTTGATTCAATTAGCAACTGAGTATGGTAGCGAAACATTTACTAACGGAAATGTAACATTTCATACTGCTTCAATAGCTATAAAAACAAATCAGCAGAAATATAATTTGAATAAGTTGATAAGGGATGTTGCTTTTCCAACTGGATCAATCGAGATAAAAAGAGTTCATCATTATGCACCACCCGCTTCCATGCGTTTCTATGACCCTTATTTAGGTAATCAAGCGATGTTGGATACATTCGGATTTGGTGCTTATTCAACTGGTGTTTCTTTTACGTTGATGCCTATGTACGCAGATTTATTGCGGGTTCAAGCGATTGAGTTTAACGATATGATGCGAAAATCTTCTTACTCATTTGAATTAATAAATAATGAACTTAGAATATTTCCACTTCCTGTTAAAGATTTTACCTTATGGATTGAATATATTAGCAAAGAAGAACGGTCAAATCCACTTAAATATGCAAACGGTCAAGTATCGGATATTTCAAATGCACCATACTCAATTATGAAGTATGCGGATATAAATTCGGTTGGTCATCAATGGATATTTGGGTATACACTTGCTTTAGCAAAAGAAATGTTAGGATATATTCGTGGTAAGTATGGTAATATTCCAATTCCAAATGGTGAAACTACATTAAACTCTGCTGATTTACTTTCTGCTGCAACAGCGGAGAAGCAAGGACTTGTTACTGAACTTAGAACTATGTTAGAATCAATGACGCGTTCAAAATTGTTAGAAGCGAAACGAGCAGAAACGGAACACTTAAATGTTTCGTTGAATGGTACACCTTTAGCAATTTATATAGGATAATTTATGCCATTATTTCACGGGCAAAGAGATGCAGGACTTGTCCATAAGTTTAATATGGAACTTATTACTGATATTATAGATACAGAAGTTGCGGTATATAAATTGTCAATTCCAGATACAAAAACTAATATATACAATGAATCTGATAAAAAGGTATATAATAGTCCTGTAAAAATATCTGCATTAATAAACCGTCAACCTCAGACGTATGAAGGAAATGAGTTTGGACAAGATTACAATCAAGTATGTGATTTTGCTTTTATTCGTGAACTATTAAAAGACTATAATTTATTTGTAGAGGTTGGTGATGTAGTTGAATATAATGGTGAATGGTGGGAAATAGACGCAATTCAAGAAAACCAATACTTTGGTGGAAAAAATCCAGATTATTCGTTTGCAACGGAAAGATGGGGACATAATGTTTCTATTATTGCCAACACTCACTTAACAAGACGTTCTAGAATTCATATAGAAGAATTTAGACCAGAAATAGTACGTGATTCAAACGATTTACCGAGTAACATATAATGCAAAATTCAACACGATATAGAAAACCACCGTTAAAAAGAACTCGTGATTCTTTCATCGATGACAAGAATTTACAAGAGCAACCACGGTATGATCTAGGAGAACAGCGTCATAGGCAAGTGCGTAGGGATAAAGATAGAACAAGAAGTATCGGTATTACTCTTTATGATATTGACTTTGCTATAAAATCATTTATTGATCAGAAAATTCAATTGATGGTGGAAGATAACGGTGAGTATATTTCTATACCTACTATTTACGCTAATGCTGAAAAATGGGCTTCTATTCAAAAAGACGGTTTCTTAAAAGATAAAAAAGGTAAAACTATTGCGCCATTAATAACATTCCGTCGTTCAGGTGTAACGGTAAAACAAGAATTAAAAAGAAATAAAGTTGCTTCTCAATATCAGCTTTCTTATATATTTCAGCAAAAATATAATAGAGTAACTCCGTATGATAAATTTAATTTATTAAACAATAAAAAGAAATCAGGTGAATACTTTTTAACTCCAATACCAGATTATGTTGATGTTTCTTATGATTTTATTATTTGGTGCGAATACCAACATCAATTAAACTATGTAATTGAAAATTTTATATATTTTGGTGGTCAATCTTTCGGTGAAAAAAACTTTTTCAAATTTTCAACTAACATAGATAGTGTTGCAATTGAAGATAACAATACAACTGGACAGGATAGATTGGTTAGAGCAACATTTCAATTAACCGCACATGGTTATTTATTACCTAAAGATATTGCTATGGAAGTTACTACAAAGAGAGTAGTATCGCCAAATACTATTCAGTTTATTGATCAAGCGGTTGACGCTTCTTTCTTTGATGAAAACTTAGAAGGATTTAAGAGTATTAATGAGGATCCAAACGATCTTGCAGATGCACGCGGAAGAAGAATTAAAAATTTAATAGATAAATCTGAAAATTTATCCGCTGGAGTATATCCACAAGAATTTGATTGATATTTATAGTTGTTATATTTTTTTATTATTGAGGTTTTTATGTCAAAAATTAATGAACAAGCGAATGACGCAACGGTTGAGCCAAAATCAGAGGGTATGGATGCGAATGCAGAAACTCTGAGCAATTTTCAAGATAAAGATATTGAAGTTGTAAAGAAATTGCAGGCTGAATATGCAATTACAACAGCACAAATAGGTCAGATTGAAATTGAGTTACATCTTTTAAATAAAAGATTAGAACAAGTACGAGATATTCGGGAAAAATTATTTGAGAAGTATTCTAGTTTACAGACTGAGGAAACAGAATTAGTCAAGTCTCTTAATGAGCAATATGGCGATGGTGTTCTTGACTTAGATTCTGGTAAGTTTATACCAACTGAATAACGGTTTTGTATTTTTTAATTCATATTTATATGAAGAGTTAATTATACAATTTTTTGGAGATAATAGTGGCTAATGAGAGAATTATAAGTCCTGGTGTCTTTACCAATGAAAAAGATCTATCATTCCTACAAACAGGAGTTGGAGCAATTGGTGCAGCACTTATAGGACCAACGATTAAGGGACCGGCTTTTGTCCCGGTGGCAGTAAGTAATTATACAGACTTTGTTGCTCAATTTGGTAGTTTGTATGAACAATCTTATTTGCCATACACTGCTAAAAGCTATTTGCAGAATGCTGGTGGTGCTACGATTGTTCGTGTATTAGGTTCGGGTGGTTATAAATTAACTCATCCACTCGCTGTTGTTGCAACTGGCTCTTGGGGTAAAAAATTAATTTCTGTATTACATCCTACATTCGTTGTAACTGATTCAGATGATACATCATTGTTTGCAAAAACAACATTAACATCAAACAATAGCGGTAGCTTTGTATTGACTGTATCTGGTGGATTCACAACTGATCAATCTTCATTTACAAGTGCAACTTCTCAAAATGGTGTTGCATATAGTTCTTCTATTGATCCAGAAAACTCATCATTTATTGGAAATCTTTACGGATATAATCCATACGGTACTAACGCGGTTTATAATTATGTATCTTTTAAAACTCAAGCATCCGCTTCTTTAGCAGCTGATTCAGCAACCCGCATTATAATTGAAAGTGGTTCTTTAAGTTCTCAACCATGGGACTTTACAGATGACTATTTAGAAGCGTCAACCCCTTACGTAACTTCTCAATTGGTTGGTTCTAACACAATAAATTTATTTAGATTCCATACACTTTCACATGGTATTCATTCAAACTATGAAATAAAAGTTGGTATTTCAAATATACGTCCTGCTGGCACAATAGCTGGTTCTGAATACGGTGACTTTGACGTTGTTGTTAGATATGTTGATCAATCTAAATTACCACAAACTCCATTTGGTTGGCAAGATGAAGATATTCGTCCTGCAACAGTCGAAGCATTCAAGTGTAACTTAGATCCTAACTCTCCACGATATATTGCTCGTGTTATCGGTGACAGATACGTAACAATTACCGATGAAGGTAAAGTTGTTGTAAATGGTGATTATTCAAACAAATCTAAGTTTCTGAGAGTAGAAGCAACAGAAGCAGTTGGTAATGGTGCTACTTCTCCAAAATTAGTTCCTTTTGGATTCCGTGCAATGTACACACCAATTCCAAGCGCATTCACACAACCTGCTGCTACTACTTATGTAAGTTCTCAGACAGTTGGTTCTGCGTATAACAAACGTGTATATTGGGGATTTAGCTTTGATTTCACAAATACAGATAACTTTAATTATCTTCGTCCATTACCTATAAGTGCAAATCAATCAACTGGTTCTAACGTAGATTTCTATTTGGGTAATTATAATCAGTCAGCTGGTGCAAATTATCCAACTGCAACATCACCGTTTAGTGGTTCTATCGATTTAACAACAAATACATCTTTAGATTCTCGTAAGTTTATGTTAGCGTTCCAAGGTGGATTTGATGGCCATAAGCCAAATCTTCAAAAGAAAACTGGTACATATATGTTAGCGGGTAACACACAAGGATTTGATATTTCAAGTACAGGTGCATCTGGTTATACAGCATATAAGAAAGCAATTGATACAATTTCAAACGCTGACGAATTTGATATTAACATGGTTGTAACTCCTGGTATTGTTCACTCATTACACTCCGCTGTTACTTCACACGCATACGAAATGTGTGAAGCACGTGGTGATACTTTCTATGTAATGGATGCTGTTGGTATTGATGATAATATTTCAACCGCAGTTTCAACAATGGAAGGTATTGACACAAACTATGCAGCAACATATTATCCTTGGGTTAAAATTGTTGACTTAGACAGAAATAAACCAATCTGGGTTCCACCATCAGTAGTTCTACCAGGTGTAATAGCATTCAATGACCGTGTGTCTGCTGAATGGTTTGCTCCTGCTGGCTTAAATCGTGGTGGTTTAACAGAGGTAATAGAAGTTAAAACACGATTAACACAAGCAGAACGTGACACATTATATGAAGGTCGTATTAATCCTATCGCAGTATTCCCATCATCTGGTGTGTGCGTATGGGGACAAAAGACACTACAAGGTCGTCCATCTGCTCTTGACCGTATTAATGTTCGTCGTTTGTTAATTGCAGCTAAGAAGTTTATCGCTTCTTCTACAAGATACTTAGTGTTTGAACAAAACACTTCACAAACAAGAACTCGCTTCTTGAACATCGTGAACCCATATCTTGAGTCAATACAACAACGTCAAGGTTTATACGCATTCCGTGTTATCATGGATGAAAGCAACAA